CTCCTGCTTGTTCTATCTCCTCTTACTCTTAAGGCTTTAATAATCATATATTCATCTCTGTAGTCTTTAATACTCTCTAGGCTCCATTCAGCACTCTTATATATATTAATATCTTTAAGCTCTATATCGCTAGAGCTTGATGTAGCAATTACTAGGGAGCTTAAATAGTTACTACTATCTCCATAGAGCTTGTCAACATCTAAAGTTACGGCAGAGGCTGTAAATGTCAACCCCGTTCCGTTTTGATATACTTCTGTAGTATCACTAGCAGTTATATCTCTAACAGGTAAATCTATTAATAACCAGTCTGTAGGAGTGCATGTATCTGTAGCTGTCCATACCAGTGTTTTATCAGCGCCTCCTTCTTTTCCGTTAAGTGTAATTGAAGTTATATTGTTTGCCGTCTTAACTTTAAATTGAATCCTATCTATTTCATAGCCCGGATTATAAGTAGAGCCTGATGCTCCTTCTTCTAAAGTTATTTTTTCTAAAACTTTACTAGTAGAAGATATATTTATTGTTTGGTCATTACTATCGCTTATATCATTAGGTTTGTATATCACTCTTTCCATATCTATAAATTTATCATAAGATTCAAACTCATCAAATTGAGTTGTTTCGCTGAAATTATCAAGTTGTCTAATTGTTGATAAAGAAGGTGTGTAAAACTCACATTCTCCTGAAATCCTATGTCCTGTCTGTTCTAGGATACCAGAACGACTAATAACGGGCGTTTGGAGTACTTTTAAGCCTCCTATCGTTAACTCTGGTGTACTCTTATGGTAAACCGTATTATCGGCACTACCGCTCATTGAAGTGTTTGTACTTTTTTCATATCCAAAATTAACTGGTGGACCTTTTAAATCAGTAGAATTATCTGATTTTTGAGTTCTTGTATCTTTATCATAAATAGCATCTCTTTGAAATAATACTTCTCTTACATTGTTAGTGCGGTGACTCATTTGCCTTAATAATTTAGGCATGTTAACTGAACCTAATCCTACCGTACTAACCATAATAACCTCAGTTTATATTCCTAGGTTTTTTCCTAATGTTTAATGTACTATCTGAACCATCAATGTTCTTCTTCCAATCTACTTCTCCTAAAGTTGGGTCTGCGTTGTAAGTAGTCATTTTAATGCTTAATGCATTCTTTTGTAGTAATGCATCGTTAGCCATATCTAAGTATTTACCGTAAGGGTCTTCGTCATTATAAGTGATAAATATCTCACCTATCTTTAGATTTTCTACACCCATACCGTTTTGTGCTATGCTTGCTAGATATGAAGTATAATAAGTTACAGCTTGGTCTTGTAAATCATTTGTATTTACAGAATAAGTTGCTCCTTCTTGTTCTTCTAACCATTCTATAGCCATCGTCATTAGAATTGAAAGGTCACTATCATCAACTTCTGCTGCCTCAATACCTGTCAATAACCTAACACGATTACCTAGCTTATCCAATGTCATTACTGAATCTCTTGTTATTGCCATATTACATCATCCCTACTGCACCTGCTCCACCAGCTGCTGTAACTATTACAGCTAACCATCTTTGGAGTGACGCTTTTATATCGTTTTCCCACATCTCGTGATGTGCTAAGTGATTAGTGAAAAGAGTTTCGAACTTGTCCATCCTATTATAGATTGTCTTTATCCGTTCATCCATTCGAATCAATAGTTCTTCTCTTTCCCACTCGTCCATTATAAATTATCCTCAACGTATTTTTTCACTTCTGGTTGTGTTACTGCCTTAGCATGTAATAAACCAAATAACTTTGCCTCATCAGTAGCATTAGTTATATCACCATCTGCTAATAATGTATTTAGCGTTGCAGTTGTTTCTGTTTTGCGTTCTTCTATTTTCGCTAATATTTCTGTTTTTGTTATTGCCATTTTTATTTACTCCTTTTCATCAGGCGTAGCTCTGAATTGCTCCACTTGTTACTGATGCTACATATGAACCTACTACCATAACGTCACCAGTCATTAAATTTGCTATGAAAGCTGTTGGAACTTCGAAATCATCATTTGTTCCACTGCTGCCTCCACCGCCAGAGCCTGCTGCTCCTTTCTGTCCTTTAGAACCAGCACCTCCTGTAGGTCCAGCAGGTCCTTGTGGTCCTGTGCTTCCTGAACCTGTAGCACCTTTATCACCAGCACTTCCTTGAGGTCCTGTACTTCCTTGAGGTCCAGTTGGTCCTGTACTTCCTTGGCTTCCTTGTGCTCCTTGTGAACCTTGTGCTCCTGTAGCTCCTTTTTGTCCTTTATCTCCATCAGAACCTCCACCGCCTCCGCCTCCAGAAGCTCCTTTCTGTCCTTTTTGTCCGACAGGGTTGAAAGATAGTGTAACACTATCATTTAGAGAGAATGGTACTGATGTACCACTAGATGCAGTGTGTGTAACTGCTATTGCATATTCTGTAAGTCCACCAGAACTTCCTGTTAACCAAGCTGATGCGCTTGCTCTTAAAATAACGAATTTAGATGCATCTCCATCTTTAACAAACCTTATATCTACTTCTTGGTTACCATCACCTAAGTCATCTAACCAGTCATCTATACTGTTAGAAGCGTCATCTCTATGGTATTCGTTAACATAAACGGCTGTGATACTTGCGTTAGTACCATTATTGAATTGGAACTCGCCTTTTCCTGTTTCTGTGGCTCCTGTTCCGGTTTTAAATGTATATTGTGGTCCAGCAGGTGTTCCTGTTGGTCCTTTTGGTCCTGCACCTCCTGTTGGTCCAGTACTTCCTTGAGGTCCAGCACTTCCTTGAGGTCCAGTACTTCCAGCAGGTCCTTGTGGTCCTGTTGAACCAGCAGCGCCTTTATCTCCAGCTGCTCCTTGAGGTCCTTGTGGTCCTGTACTTCCTGTTGGTCCTTGTGGTCCTGTAGCACCGGGAGCACCTTTGTCTCCAGCAGCACCTTGAGGTCCTGTACTTCCTTGAGGTCCTTGTGGTCCTGTAGCACCGGGAGCACCTTTGTCTCCAGCAGCACCTTGAGGTCCTGTACTTCCTTGAGGTCCTTGTGGTCCAGTTGGTCCTGTAGCACCGGGAGCACCTTTGTCTCCAGCAGCACCTTGAGGTCCTGTAGCACCGGGAGCACCTTTGTCTCCAGCAGTTCCTTGTGGTCCAGTTGGTCCAGCAGGTCCATCTGGTCCTGTAGCACCTGTACCACCTTTATCACCAGCAGCTCCTGTTGCACCTTGAGCACCTTGAGCACCTTGAGGTCCTTGACCACCAAGAGTACCTTTATCACCAGCAGCACCTTGAGGTCCTGTAGGTCCGGCAGGTCCAGTTGGTCCTGTAGCACCGGGAGCACCTTTGTCTCCAGCAGTACCTTGAGGTCCTTGTGGTCCTGTAGCACCGGGAGCACCTTTGTCTCCAGCAGTTCCTTGTGGTCCAGTTGGTCCAGCAGGTCCATCTGGTCCTGTAGCTCCTGTTCCACCTTTGTCACCAGCTGCTCCTGTAGCACCTTGAGCACCTTGAGCACCTTGAGCACCTTGAGTACCAAGAGTACCTTTATCACCAGCAGCACCTTGAGGTCCTGTAGGTCCGGCAGGTCCAGTTGGTCCTGTAGCACCGGGAGCACCTTTGTCTCCAGCAGTACCTTGTGGTCCTGTACTTCCTGTTGGTCCTTGTGGTCCTGTAGCACCGGGAGCACCTTTGTCTCCAGCAGTACCTTGTGGTCCTGTAGCGCCTTGAGCTCCTTGAGCTCCTTGAGGTCCTTGACCACCAAGAGTACCTTTATCTCCTGCTGCTCCTTGTGGTCCAGTTGGTCCTGTAGCACCGGGAGCACCTTTGTCTCCAGCAGTACCTTGTGGTCCTGTAGCACCTTGAGCACCTTGAGCACCTGTATCTCCAGTTCCTCCTTTATCACCAGCTGCTCCTTGAGGTCCTTGTGGTCCTGTAGGTCCAGTTGGTCCTGTAGCACCGGGAGCACCTTTGTCTCCTGCTGCTCCTGTAGCACCCTGTGCACCTTGAGCTCCTTGAGCTCCTTGAGGTCCTTGAGTACCAAGAGTACCTTTGTCTCCTGCTGCTCCTTGAGGTCCTTGTGGTCCTGTAGGTCCAGTTGGTCCTGTAGCACCGGGAGCACCTTTGTCTCCAGCAGCACCTTGAGCACCAGTTCCTCCTTTAGCACCTGTATCTCCTATAGGTCCTTGTGGTCCTGTACTTCCTGTAACTCCTTTTTGTCCTGTGCCACCTTTGTCACCTGTATCTCCTTGAGCTCCTTGTGGTCCTGTAGAACCTGTAATTCCTTTATCACCTGTAGCACCCGTATCTCCTTGAGCTCCTTGAGCTCCTTGAGGTCCTTGAGCACCGGTTCCTCCTTTGTCACCAGCTGCTCCTTGTGGTCCTGTAGTACCTTGAGCACCAGTTGCTCCTTTAACACCAGCTGACCCTTGTGGTCCTGTAGCACCCTCAGCTCCTTTATCTCCTGCTGACCCTTGAGGTCCAGTAGCACCTGTACCACCTTTATCACCAGCAAGTCCTTGTGGTCCTGTAGGTCCCGTAGGTCCTGTAGGTCCTTGAGAACCTTGAGCACCAGTTCCTCCTTTATCACCAGCAAGTCCTTGTGGTCCTGTAGCACCTGTATCTCCTTGTGGTCCTTGAGGTCCAGCTGCTCCTGTAGCACCTTTAACTCCAGCTGACCCTTGTGGTCCTGTAGCACCAGTAGGTCCAGTTGCTCCTTGAGGTCCTGTAGGTCCAGCATCCCCTATACCACCTTTATCACCAGCAGCACCTTGAGGTCCAGTTGCACCTTGTGGTCCTTGAGCGCCTGTAACTCCTTTTTGTCCTGTACCTCCTTTATCACCAGCAGCACCTTGTGGTCCTGTAGGTCCCGTAGGTCCAGTTGCTCCTTGAGGTCCTGTAGGTCCAGCATCCCCTATACCACCTTTATCACCAGCAGCACCTTGAGGTCCAGTTGCACCTTGTGGTCCTTGAGCGCCTGTAACTCCTTTTTGTCCTGTGCCTCCTTTATCACCAGCAGCACCTTGTGGTCCCGTAGCACCAGTAGGTCCTGTAGGTCCAGCAGGTCCATCAGGTCCAGTAGCACCTGTGCCACCTTTATCACCAGCAGGTCCTTGTGGTCCTGTAGGTCCTGTAGCACCGGGAGCACCTTTGTCTCCAGCAGCACCTTGAGGTCCTTGAGCACCTTGAGCACCTTGTGGTCCTGTAGCACCAGTAGGTCCTGTAGGTCCAGCAGGTCCTTGAGCACCAGTTCCTCCTTTGTCACCAGCTGCTCCTTGAGCACCTTGTGGTCCTGTAGTTCCTGTTGCACCTTTAGAACCGGGTGCTCCTTCAGCACCTTGTGGTCCTGTAGGTCCTGTTCCTCCAGTAGGTCCGACTGCTCCTCCAGCTCCTTTATCACCAGCAGTACCTTGTGGTCCTGTAGCGCCTTGAGCTCCTTGAGCTCCTTGAGCACCTTCAGCTCCTTTATCACCAGCAGTACCTTGTGGTCCTGTTGGTCCTGTAGCACCTTGAGCACCTTGAGGTCCTTGAGCACCAGTTCCTCCTTTGTCACCAGCTGCTCCTTGAGGTCCAGTTGGTCCTGTAGGTCCTGTAGCACCTGTATCACCTGTGCCTCCTTTATCACCAGCAGGTCCTTGTGGTCCTGTAGGTCCTGTAGGTCCTGTAGCACCTTGAGGTCCTTGTGGTCCAACAGGTCCTTGTGGTCCTGTGTCACCTTTCATTGAAAGGGACATATAAACGTCATCTTCATCAGAGAAGGAAGAAGTGGCTGCTCCACTTGCCCCACCCTCATGTGAAACTGCAACAGTTCTGTAATCACCTTGGTCAGAACCATCACCAGTCATTTCGAAAGTAACCCATTTGGTTATATCATCTTTCTTTTCTATTTTAATTCTATTACCAGTCTCTAACATATCAGTTAGAACTGCATCTAGTGTACCGCCACTCTCATCATCTTCATAAATAGATAGAGAAGTAACACTTGCTAATGTAGCATGGTTTAATACTATCTCTCCGTTTGTTGATGGTGCAGTACTAGTATCTGTTAAATCTACGTGCATCATGAAAGTAGAAGCTGGTAATGATGCTTCTCCTTTACTTCCTTTATCACCTGTAGCACCTTTGTCACCAGCTGCTCCTTGTGGTCCTGTAGCTCCTTGAGCGCCAGTTGCACCTTTTTGACCTTTAGAACCTTGAGGTCCAGTACCACCTGTATCACCTGTAGCACCTTTGTCTCCAGCTGTTCCTTGTGTTCCTTGTGGTCCTGTTGGTCCGGTAGGTCCTGTAGGTCCGGCAGCTCCAGTATTTCCTGTTGGTCCTTGTCCACCTGTTGCGCCTTTGTCACCAGTTGCTCCTGCATCTCCTCCAGCACCTGTTGCACCTTTTTGGCCTTTATCTCCTACCTCTCCTTTTGAACCTCTTTTATGAAATTCTAAAACAACTTCATCACCATCAGAAAAAGAATTAGAAATTGAAAAAGAAGTTAAATTTATTTTCCAATAAGTAGTAGCATCTGTTATTGTTGCAATTTCACCAACTGCCACATAGTGTGTACCAGTGGTATGTTCTTTACCTGATAAAGTGATATGACCGGGACTATTAGTATTATAACTATCCCATGTATCTATCCATGCACCTATGTCTGCACCAGTGTTTGCTGAATCACTAATATATAATGTGGTTGCACTACTTTGTGTAGCATTATCAAATTTAAGTTTACCAGAACCGGGGTCTGAATCTGTGGTGTTTGCTAATTCTATTTCATAAAATATACCAGCTTTGTCTCCTTCCGGTCCTAAGTCACCTTGAGCACCTTTTTGACCTTTACTTCCTTGTGGTCCTGTAGCACCTGTATCTCCAGTTCCTCCTTTGTCACCAGCAACACCTTGTGGTCCAGTCGGTCCTGTAGGTCCTGTAGCTCCTTGAGGTCCAGCTCCTCCTGTAGCACCTTTGTCTCCTGCTGAGCCTGTAGCACCTTTGTCTCCAGCTGCTCCTGTAGTACCAGTAGCACCTTTCTGTCCTTTATCTCCAGTTGGTCCTGTTGGTCCAGTAGCTCCTTGAGTTCCTTGTGGTCCTGTAGGTCCTGTAGGTCCAGTATCACCTTGAGGTCCAGCTGCTCCTGTAGCACCTTTATCTCCTGCTGCTCCTGTAGCACCTTTATCTCCTGCTGCTCCTGTAGACCCTCCTGCTCCTGTAGCACCTTTGTCTCCAGCAGGTCCAGCAGGTCCTGTACTTCCTGTAGGTCCTTGTGGTCCAGTTGGTCCTGTAGGTCCAGTATCACCTTGAGGTCCACCTGCTCCTTGAGCACCTTTATCTCCTGCTGCTCCTGTAGCACCTTTATCTCCTGCTGCTCCTGTAGACCCTCCTGCTCCTGTAGCACCTTTGTCTCCAGCAGGTCCAGCAGGTCCTGTACTTCCTTGAGGTCCTTGTGGTCCAGTTGGTCCTGTAGGTCCTGTAGCACCTTGAGTTCCTGTAACTCCTTTATCTCCTCCTGCGCCTACTTCTCCCTTTTGACCTTTATCACCAGCAGTTCCTTGAGACCCACCTGCTCCTGTAGCACCTTTGTCTCCTGCTGCTCCATCAGGTCCTGTAGCACCTTGAGCTCCTGTAGGTCCTGTAGCACCTGTAATTCCTTGTGGTCCTGCTTCACCTTGAGCACCTTGAGCACCAGTTCCTCCTTTGTCACCAGTTACTCCTTGTGGTCCAGTTGCTCCTGTAGCTCCTTTAGCACCTGTTAATCCTTGAATACCTTGAGGTCCAGTTGCTCCTTGAGCTCCTTGTACACCTTGAGGTCCGTTTTCTCCTTTTTGTCCTTGTGGTCCAGCAGCGCCTACTTCTCCTTTATCGCCCTTCTGACCTTTTTGACCTTTATCTCCTTGTGGTCCTGTAGCACCCTGTGCTCCTTTGTCACCTGCTGCTCCTGTAGCACCCTTTTGTCCTATTTCTACAATGGCTGGACTAAGGCCACCTTTTTTAGTAAATAATTTACCATCTGCTGTATTTATTGCTAGTTCTCCTAACTCTAAGTCGCTTACTGTAGGTACATCTGAACCTTTTGCGCTACGCTTGTGGTAAATTCGATTTGCCATTATCTAAGACCCGTAAGTCCCTCCATCTATAACAGTACCATCAATTGTAACTGTACTGTCAGACGCATTTAATGCAAATGCTAATATGTCTATATCGTCATAGTCTCCATCATCATCACTGTCTCTTTGGAATCTTATTACTGCGTTATTTTGTTCTCCACCCGGATATCCTATTCTTACTCTACTTTCTGGCATTATTGCTCAACCTCCAACTTATAATCATTTCGTCTTCCTACTACTATCCATTCACATGACCATGGGCCATCTATTGCATCTGCACTTGTTTTAACTTCAAACATATTCTTATGTTTTTCTACTAACCATACATTATAATTACCATGTGGTGTTAGTGAAACTGTATAATCAGATACTAACTTCCCCCAATATGCTGGTAAAGGAACTTCATCTGTAATGTGATTAGATTTTAATGTACCTCTTTGATACATACCAAACTCAGGTCCTTCTAAAGTACCATGTACTAATCTCATATTCTTCTTAATTGGATGTGGTATATCGAAAGATTTGGTATCTGCTTTAAAGTGTCCATTACATTGAATGGCTGGATTACCTGTAGAAGGTCCTCCGTATACTATTAAATTAGTAGTACCTGCTCCACTTTGGTCTGTCTGATTACCTGCATCACCTATAGTTAAAGCACCAGTCATACTGTCTCCAGCTATTTGTACGAATTTATCTCCTAATGCTATTTGTTGTCCACTTAGTGATAAAGCACTTGCTGTATTTGTACCTAATGTTACTGGAGCATGTGAACTATGTGCTAGGTCGAAAGTAGAACTTCCGTCGGAAACTTGCCACTTATCATCAGTCTCATTCCATATAATCTGTGAATCTGTAGAACTTCCTCTTTCTACTGTAATACCTGCATTAACTGAAGGTGCTGTATCAGAAGCTAAATCAGAATTCAATAATATGTTAGAATCTTTAATATTAACTGTTTCGGATAGAGTGGTAGTAGCTGTTCCTACTACATTCAAGTTTCCACTAATAGTAGTAGTTGCTCCACTTGAACCTATCGTTACTGTTCCTCCGCTAGTATTTAATTTTAATTCGGCAGCTGCTGCGCTACCATCTCTTGCCTGTATTTTGTCTACACCAATTCCAAGATTGGCTGCTGAATCTGCTCCAGCTTGTATTATACCCGTACCGTCGGCAACGGTAGGCGTAGAACCAGCTAATGATATTTCTAACGGAACACTTGCTGTTCCTGTACCTATCATAAACTTAGTTGGTAATAAGGCTCCATTTGTACTATGTAAAGTCAAATATCCTGATGAAGGCCCTACTTTGCTTCCATCAGTAGCCATAATAAAGTCACCGGTAGCTTTAATTGAGCCTGCTACATAGAGCTTTTCCCAATCACTGTCTGAAGTAAAGTTAGCTGGACCGATAGCATAATTGCCAGTTTTGTATGCTCTAATATTAGTAGAGCTTGTATCTTCCTTCTTAGTCCACATGTCTGAAGAAGGAGATAAAGAATTTAAATAATCATAAAGTGCATTTTTACTTGGTGCTACATCTGTAACTGCATCCCAAGAAGAGCCATATGCGGTATCGTCAACTTTGTCATCTACTTTCCCTTTAATATATTGTTTAGAGATTAGCCTGTCGTCTAAGACCATCGGCATACCCTTTCGTGGTTTATTGCCTGCTAATTTCTCGTTTTCGAGTCCGTAAGGTTTTCTGTTGACCATGTATTCTCCTATGTAAGGTTGGGTGACTTGTACTTATGGTGTCACCCATACCATTTGTTTTAAACCAGTTGTACTGAACAGTTAGCTTTAATCGCCAATTACAATAACACCAGCTTCAGGTCTGATTACTTTTAATCCATATCTCATGGACATGTAGGAACCAGTAATTCCGAATCCGGGGTTAGCTTCTTCGACGGTTAGTCCACGTCTTTCGACGTAAGCTACAGGCTTTATAGACATATCAAATACACCGAAACGGTTCTTTGGTATGTAGTGGTTCATGTATACGTTTAATCCGAAGAGTTGTCCGACAACTCCGCTGTTTGAAACGTTGTTTACATAATCCAATCCGCCTTTCGGAGAGCCACCAGCTGCATCAGCTGCGACTGAGAAAGGTGCAGTAAAGTCTGCTAAGTTCAATAGAGTTTTATAATGTGAAGGCGAAATCATCAAAGTATCTGCTGTTGCGCCTTTTGCGTTAATTAACTCCATTGCAGCTGTTATATCTGCTAGACCAAGGTCACCAGTTGCATCAGTATCTCCATCTTGAGCTGCGAAGTAGTGTGAACCTGTGTTTGGACCTAAAGCGGCCAAATCGGCTGCACTATATTCACCGTAATCATAAATTCGAACTGCGTCGCCACCGGTTGTTGGAGTCTTAGCGTAGAATCCACCGTGAGCTGCATTTGCGAAAGTTGTTACGTTTGCTTCTGTAGTTGCTGCTGTAATTGATGCACCATTGAATCCAGTACCGAATTCGGATTTATATAATCCGAACACTGTATAGATAAAGTGCTGTGTTACGTGACGCTCGACTGCTCTTCGGGCTTCGTTTAAAGCCAATTCCATTTCTGAAAATCTTGAGTCTTCAAGCATACGTCTGGTGACACCTACTGCCAATCCCCACTCTTTGACTGAAACACGTTCGTTTCTTAAGTCAGTGTGTTGATAATTAGGAGTGTCTCCTTCTTCTATCTGTTCTAGCGCCATGCTAGGTTTTGCGAATGTAATATCTACATCGCCTCCAGTCTCTGTTGTAAATCGCTCTGCAAACTGTGCAATTACGGGCATGCTAGTGACTTTGTAGTCTTGTATAGCATCCTTGTAATCTACAAGTACGCGGTTTGCGGTTGAACTGAGATTGGAAGTCATTAATCCATCTTTTGCTGTTACCATATTTTCACCTTAATACTTGCTTATAGGAGCATTGCCTTTACGAAACCGGTATGGGTAGCGCCTTTTGCTTCTAATGCAACTGCCAATCTCTGGTCTGTTGCTGCAATTCCTGCGTTCTTTGCTAGTCCTGCGTCGTCGTGACTTAGATTATTACCTGCACCGATTGTTCCAGTTGCTTTCAAGAAACAGATTAATCCGCTTCCTGTCATAACTGATGCTGGGTCTCCACTTGTCGCATCGACAAATAGAACACCTATTGCATTTGAACAGTCTGGTAAATCATCTGAAGTTACTACTACGTTTGTTCCATCAAATTTTACGAAGCATCCTGCATCTATATCTGCGCCTGCGTTACCGACTTTCATGATACGTGCTGGGGCTCCCCCATCATTAACTAATATGTTTATTCCTGCTGCCATATTTAATTACCTATTCCTTTTCTTCTCCTTTGAAGACAATTCGTCCGTTTTCCATCGCAAACATGCGTGGGGTTTCTTCTGAATCTGCTTCAACGGGTTGTTCTTCATCACTGTGGGCTTTACCCTTTCCAAAAGTTCTTTCTGAATCTTCTGGGACAGGCATAGACTCCATAGCGATAGAGAAACCTTCTAGCTTAACTTCATCCCAACTAGTGAGCTCCGAAACACGCTCTTCTTTGGATTCGTCGTTGACTTTTCCAAGAAGTGCCTCTTTCTCTACGATAGTGCTTACGAAGGAATCTCTGCGAGCTGATGCTTCTGCTTCTGCTCTCTTGTTTGATTCTTCTTCGAATTTAGCTACCATAGCAAGGGCTTCTTCGTGTTTGGCGTTCAATTCGTCGTAGGAAGTTTTCATCTCTGAAAGTTGGTCTCTCATAGCTGCGAATTCACGCTCTACGATACCTACTTCTTCAGAGGCTGTCTTTTCTACTATTTCTTCTGCCATAGTTTCCTCGCTGTGTGTCCCGTGTGTGTCACAGGCACATGAATCTTTCTCGTGGCCGCCACAGGCGCCTCCACAATCCGATTCTGCTTTCGAATCTTCACCGAATTCACGGTGTTCATCGCATTCCTTTCCGTTTTCTATTGTACATGCGTCACAAACAGGTGTGCGAGTTTCATTATCAATGAAGCTCACCTCAATTGGACGTATATCCGTAGCGAACGGCTCTCCCATGACGTCTATATCTTTGGAGAACCAATCAATACTTACATGCGTCATATCACCGTTTTCTATTTTTTCCAACACTTCATTCGCCTTTGCTGCATCCTTATGGATACGTGCAAGCATTTTGATTGCCTTCTTACCATCATCCATCTCTACTAACTCTGGGTTGATAGCCTTTCCGAGTAAATCGGAGTCAGTCCTCTGATGGTTATAGTAAACAGGAAGCTCGCTAAAAGCTTTTATGTTCTTGTCGAGGATGCTAGGTTCTATAAAAACCTTTTGGTCGCCATCCTCATCATGGGGGCCAGATGTAATTGCAATAACTGGATATTCAATAAAGTCATCCGTTGTTGTTGCCTCTCCTAGTTCCAATGCAAAAGTGCGTTGGTTACCGTCTTTGTCCCCGGCAGTATCAAGGGCGAAGCTTCTTGCTTCAAATGTCCCTTCATCTACCCTCATGCGACACAATCTTGCCGCAGTCTCTTCGTAGTTTTTATCACCGCGCTTTTTGAGCGCAGGAGCTACTTCTATCAAGCATCGCTCGTATACGTATTCGTCGCTCATTTTTCTCTATCCCCCGTTGCGTTAGCAGCTGGTTCATTACCAGCGCGGTTCTCTGTCCTTGCGGACTCTTCTTTCTTATCTTCGTCTTTGCCACCAGAGAGATTTACATTTTCTTCTGTTTCCATCTCTTCTACTATACCTTCTGGGTTTAGACCTCTTTCCAATCTTACTTCTTGAGGTGAAAGAACTCCCTCAGAAAGATAAATCATGTCTGTCTTAGCTTTTAAGAAAGCATCATCAACATTCATGTTACGGAATCTAAATAACGCCTCTCCAGATTCTAATTGTGGCATAAGCTGCTGATTGATAGCTGCTTCTACCATACTCTGAAGATGTCTGACGTATGGTTCAAATATAGGACGTGCCTGTTCAGGTTTGTCCCACATAGTCATAGGCACCTTAAGTGCCATGTGAATTTTCTTTAATAAGTCATCTGTGTATTTACCATACTCAAATGCTCTTTGTGTACCTTGTAGTTCTTTTACTTGTATATCATTACCGTGAATTATATCTTCACCGGGTTCTAATCCGTTGAAGGCTGATACAATTTCATTAATCTTGTCAGGACCATAAGGCATATCGGGAAGTCCAGCGCTAATATCAAACCTACTACTAGCGTATTTGTTGAGAGCAGTACCAATATCCCGTTCTGCATAATCTTTAAGGTCAACCAAGTACAAAATTGGATGGATGTCACTAAGACCATAAGCATAGTCATCAAACGGATTGTTTTTGAACTCAATAATTTCATCTTCTTCAAACCTCACTGATTCTTCGTCAGAACCTAAATCTTGATAGTAGTACTTAATTTGACCATTAGGGTCTCTTTGTACGAACAAGTTTTGAGAAGACCTTAAGACTAAATTGTCCCCGGTAAACTCTAAGTAAGATGTTCCGAAGATTCTACCATTACGTATCCAACTATATAATAGTGTTTCTATATTAATAGTATCAAATAGCTTTGTGATAGCTATTCTCTCTTCATCACTGTCTGTTACAATGTCATATCCGTCTTTGGAAGCGTATAGACATGGTAAGTCTATTAAGGTTCTTACTATAGGGTCAGATAAATAAACGTTCATGTAAGTTCGGTAATCTCCTACCTGCGGTTCCTTACTTCCCCCTTTTTTGCCAAAAGCTGCATCATTGGTTACTTGTAACCTTCGAATAACTCCAGCGCCGTAGCTCTTTGGGTCGTCCTTATTATAGGATGGGTCTTGCCCAACAGTTGCGAAACTGCGCCTTTTGAAAGGCCAATAATCACTCAGAGCCATAGCTATCTTAAACCTTTATGCGAAGCTAGTATATAAAGCTTTCCCTAGATTCCCCCCGGAGTACGCTTATTTACGGGCCTATAGCGTGAAGTTTTAGCAAAAAGACCACCATTCGTATAATTCTGGGCTTTTACAGGTTGTACCCTTGTAGGGGTATTTAAAGTTACCGATGAAAATGACGATTCTGGGGGTAACATACCCAATGCTGCGTGTAAAGCTATTACTGTACTATCGCAATAATCGTCGTGTTTTCCATCTGGTGCAGAGATTTTCTCTGTTTTTTGGGCTGCATCCATGACATATTCTAGTGATATGTGCTCTGCTACCCATTTATTAACTAGCTTAGCTTCATTTGCGGGGAGACCGGTAGGGTCGGGTATTTTAACCTTTCCTTGTTGTAGGTACTGTGCCATATCTCTATATACTTGTGTCTTCGTACCTTTAGGTCCTCCCGTAAATATAAACGGTGTAAAGTGTATTTGTGGTTTACTTTCTATACATGCAAGTCTCATTTCTTGTTCAATCGCGCCACCAATACCCGTAGCGTCAATAATAAGCCTACTAGCGCCAAAGTCTGCGCAATTAGCAAGTATACGACTACGTTGGTATGGAATATCATGTCCACCAGATTTTGGCCCAATCTCTTCAATGTTGATAAGGCGAGCAATATTACCTTCGTCAGACTTCTCGGTACTCCAAACACTAATAACAGTACTATTAACGGATTTACCAATATCCACGCCCACAACACAGTTATTAACTTTTGTTCCGCGCTCGACAAAGGAATAGGCTTCTCTACAGGCTTTAACATGTTCGGGATTGAAGATTTGTGAGACGGATTCGATGAACTCGCACTCATATTCTGTCCTCCAATATATTGAGTCTTCTCCCCATTCCATCATTTTCGTTAACATATCATTTTCTGTATATGGGGCAGAGTAAGCTCTACCTGCATTAACAGCGTCTCTCCAAGTAAATACTAATTGCTCAAAACTATCTTGATAGCTATCATCATAAAGATAGCGATACATATGGTTCTCTTTACTCTTAGGAGTTCCTAAGTTAATAAAGGGAGCTCTATTAGATACAATACACGGCTCTACATTATCTATAAAAAGTTTGTCATCTATAAGTGGACTCTCATCTACTACTAAGAAAGTAGGATGTTGACCTCTAATAGCTTGACCTTGATTTGAAGCTGCGATAGGAGCTCTACGAAGAACCGTACCACCCTTCATTGTGATATTAGGCTTATTGTGATGCCTAAAATGGTCTATTAGACTCATTAAAAATTCATTATCTGCAAAATGTCTATAACAGTAATTAAAGATAAGTGAAGCTTGGTCCTCAGATGGAGCCAA